AGCCAAGTAGTAAGAGCAATTGAAGCACACGATACGGGTGACCGAAAACTTATCAAAGAAAGTTTCTCTACACTGTTCCAAGATGTATTCAACATCAAGTCACATATTCAAGATGTAAGAGGAACTGAAGGTATTGCTAAACAATATCGAATCAGTGTCACAATTGGTTCTCAAGTACATGTAAGTGATCTTGATCTTCTCCAAGAAGGCGGTGACACACTAGAGGAAGCAATTCACCGTACCAAGCGCCAAGTGATTGAAGCCATCTATGGTGAGTTTCGACAAGACCTGATGATGGTTGAACGTGCATTGTATGATCGGGATTTTCAAAAAGCACGAGATTGCCTGAGGATTCTAGAACAGAAGATGTTTGGGATTGAATGATAATGCCTTGGTATAAAAAACTGTTGTATATTCTTATAGCACCGTTTATTATCGGTGCTTGGTGTATTGTGAATCCCCGTAAAGTGTGGGAGCAGGCTAAGAAAGATTTCGGAGTAGAATGATGAAATTTATTACCTCACTTATATCATGGATCATCATGCCCATTGCCATAGTTGTAGTCGCATATGATATAGCCAAATGCTTTGTAGAGAGTAAGATCCTTAAATGAACGAACTGATTCAAAAATTTGCGGAACAAGCAGACCTCTTTGCTGATTCCAAACTTCAAATGAAGGGTGAATATCATCCTGATTGGCACGACATTCGTGATGAAAAGTTTGCCATGTTGATTGTGCAAGAATGCATTGAGCAAGCTCATTGTGTGGCTGATTCGCGTGGTGTAAATGATGATATGATTTATGGCGCTGATACTGCTGCTGCGAGAATTGCTAAACATTTTGGAGTAAATAATGAAACTAAGTGAACTGCATCGATTGGTGAATGCCCATCACAATGAAGAACGTATGATGCGTGAAGATCCAGAAGTTGTAATTCAAATTAAACTTCCATATTCCACTGTAGGTGCTCATCCTACAGTTAAGATCAAACACATTGTTATGGGATTTGACTGGGACGCAGGTAAGTTCATTATCACACCAGAAGAAAACCTAACACCTGCTGACCGTGACTTTGCTCAACAGATGCGAAAGATGCAGGATGATTTGGGTTGGGTGAAGAACGAGAACTATAAACTCAAAGCAGAAATTAAAAAACTGAAGAAACAACTTGGCACACCATAATGAAATCATATAAAGAAGAAGTAGTCGATCAAGCAATTCTTGGTTTAGTTCAAGGTGGTTATCCAGAAGCAGATTCACTTCGTATGTTGCTTGAACGAATTTATGAGTGTGGTTATAACGAACATTCGAGGCAACTAACTGAATCTATTGTTAGAGAACATCCTATCTTCATTGTTGCAGGAACACATGAACAGTTTAGAACATATCATCGAGAAAAAAGGATGGATCGTAGGTTTCAATATGTATCAGGACCAGAAGTGTTAAGAGGTTATAGTAATCCACAGGTAGAATTTGTTGGCACTTGGCTAGATCGTTCAGATATTCAAGAAATCATTACACAAGTAAAAGTATCTGCATGGGGAAGAAAAGAATGAGATACTACTGTTACAACGAATATGATCCAGATTCTCCACTAGCCGATGAAACTGGTGGTTATGTTGTAACTAAATCGGAGGCTGAGATTCGTAGTGAATATTGGCCTCATTGGTATAAGCGAATGTGCGATAAATTCGGTAAGTTTGAAGTGGATCGCAGATATTCTTTTGAAGATTGCCTCGACGATTGGATCGTCGTAAACTGGGCGTGGCGGGTGAAAGAATGAGCAAATCAATTACACTAAACCGTGAACAAATACAAAAACTCTATGAGATTGTAAATCACTTCAAAGAAATCAATCATTTCGTTGTTGAAACTGATAGTTCATCGGGCATTGGTGTTGGCATACAAGTGAGATTTGATTTGTTTCAAAAGAGTGATACAACAATAGATATTACTGATGTAAAGGAATGGTAATGAGCGAAGAAAAACCTTGTAGAGATAAAGAATGGTGGGAACATTATCCTCTACATAAGTGGTGGTGTAACGATGTATGCCCATTAGTGCCTCGGTGGCACTATCGAAAAGGTGATGAATGGAACGCAAACAATTGGAGTGTTCATTGGCTAATCTTTACTGTTTGGTCGATGGAACACTTTTCGTTTGGTGTTGATGCTGGGCTAGACCCAAATGAACTTTATGTTGGTGCTATCTTGCCTTACCTAAGAATTACAGTTGGCGTAAGGCATTGTTATTCCAACTGGCAAAGTAAACTTAACGAATTCCTGCGAAGAAAGCCTGCGATTAAGGAGCCAAAATATGACTGAGGAAGATGACGGTGTTGGAAAAGCATTGGATGAATTGTCTGAAATGGGGCAACGATTTCAAAAAGTAGTTGATGCAATGGAGAAGGAACAGGAAGATTTCTGGTATTCTCTAACCAAAGAGCAACAACTATTGGCTTTCTGTGCAATGTCTCGCCGTATCGTTGATGGTGAAATTAAACAGAAGGGCTCTTATCGTTATGTGCTATATAATGTTTTTGGTTTTGGGCCAGAAGCATATATGGCGGCTCAATGTGCAGGTTACCTAGATATTCACAATGCAATTTTTGATGCAGAACACGAAGCAGATTTGCTCAAAGCTTTTGCGAAGTTTCACGGGCTTGGTGAGGATGCTGTAGACAAATTTTATACAATGGGAAGTCATAAAATATGAATAATTATGAGAGTCATGCATGGACCGAGTTTCGTGCAGCAGGTTGGGTTGATGAGAACAATCAGTTTCATGATGAGATGCAAAAAGATATTTGTCTGAATATTTTAGGGCTTCTTGCTGTTTTTGAAAATGCAGGGCATTCGGGATCATCCGCACCATATGCTATCAATCTATTTTCTAAGTTAGCATCATTTAAGCCAATTGCACCACTGACAGGTGAGGATTGGGAATGGGAGCATGTTTACGACCATCCTGATACCGGACCGACATATCAAAACAAACGATGCAGTTCAGTATTCAAAGACAAGAACGGAGCATATGATATTGATGGTATTGTATTCTGGGATTGGTATAAGAATGACGAAGGTGAGATGCGTAAGAGTTATTTCACAGGCTATGGATCCAGAGTACCCGTGACCTTTCCATATGCCAAACCTGATAAGCCAAAATATCAATTCAGCCCTACAGAAGAATTCCCTAACGAAACACTATGAGGAGTTATTATGGAATCAATGCGAAAAATTTTTGAAGAGGTTTGCTACCCATCTTTCAGTGGTATTGCAGATGGTTTGCGCAGAAAAGATAATGGTGAATATGTAAGTGATATGCTAGAGGATCACTGGCAAACATTTCAAGAGGGATGGGAAGCAGGTATAGAATACTTTAAAAAGTCACTGACAGAATACTAAAATGGGTAAGTTGTTTATTCTTTTTGCCGGCGTAATTATTCTTGTTGCGCTGGCTATTCACATTTTCGATAATGCAGTTAAACCTAAGATTGTTGTATTTAGGGAGGGTGCGTATGAGTGTGTGACTCTGAGAGGGAGTGGCGGTGCTTCTTGCTACAGGGTTGAACAATGATAGAAAAGCTATTATGGTTGTTAATTGTACCATGTTTCTTCTTAGCTATCATCATATTCTTAATCGCCTTGTTTGCAATGATGTTTGGTCCAATAATAAGTCTAATAATTGGTAATGTTTCTTAACGGCTGGACATACCTACTTATATAAGATAACAGTCTGGTATCGAGGTAAATATGTTGTTTTTATGCAAAAGTACCAGTTGCCAACAGGAAATAGTTGTGATACAATGTTGAGACAGTCAAATATTATGGAGAATCTAATGAACAAGAATGCAAAAGCTTTCGTTTCCGCTGCAACTGAAGTTTTTGGTCCCAATGCAGTTATCACCCGCGATGACATTCAAGCGGTTGTTGAAAATCGGAAAGTTCCGTATCCCTTTTGGTTTGTAACTCGCCAAGAGTTCCGTGCAGGGCGCGGCAGTTACCGTCTGCCAGATTTTCCTGATGGAAATCCCGTTGTTGTGCCTATTCAAACACAAGAAGCACCACAACCAACGGCTACTGTAGAAATGTCTGCAACTGTTCATGTTCTCCGCCAGAAACGGCTTCAAGATGATGTTGACGTTTCTATCCCCGAAAAATATGATGGCTATGTTCCTTTTGGTTTTTACAAGGATCTTCTGACCATTATTCAATCACGAAACTTTTTCCCTGTGTTTATCACTGGGCTTTCAGGTAATGGTAAAACCCTGATGGTCGAGCAGGTTTGCGCCAATCTTAAACGTGAATGTATTCGCGTTAACGTATCGATTGAGACTGATGAATCTGACCTCATTGGTGGTCCTACTCTTATCGATGGCAATGTGGTGTACCGCGATGGTCCTGTTATCACAGCCATGAAACGTGGTGCAATTCTTCTGATTGATGAGATTGACCGTGGTTCGAATAAACTTATGTGCCTGCAAGGTATTCTAGAGGGTAAACCGTACTTTAACAAAAAGTCTGGTGAGTATATTCATCCGAGTGCTGGCTTCAATATTGTTGCAACGGCTAACACCAAAGGGCGTGGTTCAGAAGAAGGTAAGTATTTGTCACAGATTCTTGACGATGCATTCCTTGAGCGTTTCAATATCACTGTTGAACAACAATATCCCGAGTCTCGCGTCGAACTGAAGATTCTAAAGCCTTTGCTGAATGATAATGAGTTTGCCGAGAATCTGGTGAAATGGGCTGATGTTATTCGCAAGACCTTTAATGAAGGTGGTGTGGATGAAATTATCTCTACTCGCCGACTGGTGCATATTGCAAAAACTTATAGTATCTTCAAAGACCGTCAAAAAGCAATTCAACTATGTGTGAATCGTTTTGATGAAGAAACCAAACTGGCGTTTCTTGATCTATACACGAAAGTTGATGTTAAGGTTGCAGAGGCAAACACCGCCACAACCAATGTTGATGAGTTGCCTTTCTAAAGGAGATAAAGATTTTTATCTTTGATGTAGAAACACTTGGTAAGAAGTCCAGTGCTGCCATCCTTTCGATGGCAGCCGTTCACTTCGATCCTGTTAAAAAACCATCTTTTGATGAGATGAAAGCATCCGCCTTCTTTGTGAAATTGAATGCAAAGGATCAACTTACAAGGTTGAAAAGGTCGATTACTAAATCATCCGTAGATTGGTGGGAAAAACAGTGTGATAACGTAAAGATTAAATCTTTCAGGCCACATGCAAATGATGTACTCTTTGAGGATGGCTATGAAATGCTTCGTGAGTGGGCTAAATCTTTTAAAGATAACAAGTCTTGGGTCTGGGCAAGAGGTAATCTAGACCAACTGGTCATGGACGATATTGAGGAACAACTGGGGCTTGATCCAGTCTTTCCATACTCCCGGTGGCGGGACGTAAGAACTGCTATCGATATTTTCTATGACACCGAAAACGGTTATGTTGATATTAGCCATGAAGGTTTTAACTCTGAACTTATGATAACAAAACATGACCCGGTGGATGATTGTCTCTTGGATGCGATGATGTTGCTTTATGGCAACAAAAGAACCTGATGGTTGCCAACCAAAACCATCTGTGCTATAATGAAGTCTCTGGTATTTTTATTTAACTTTGATGAGGAACTTTGAAATGTCTAAACACACTGGTAAAATCAATCGTCACGAGAAAATTGCTTGCGTTCTCCTTTCTGGTAAGCCTGTATCGCCAGATCAGATTCGTGAATGCTTCAAAGGCACGGATCAAGAATCTGTACTCTATCGTCTTTCGACCAACATCTATAATATTCGCAAAGATGGTGGTGTGATTAGGGTTCATAAAAACGGGCGAACCGTGACCGGTTATCAACTGATGAATCCTGATGAGTTTAATTCTGACGGTCGTTATGTCGGTAAAACCAAGGTGGTTACACCTGTTACTCCCGTGACACCCGTTCAGCCTACCCCTAAATCTGAAGTCGCAGTGGAGAATGTATAATGACTCGTTTTAATCTTGATCCCGTTTTCACTCTTAACCTTCGTCGTGTCGATAAAGGTTATATTTCAAATCTGATTACAGTTGAAACAGATGAAAAGATTGAGAAGCAACTTCAATCAATGTCTGAGTATAAAGATGCACAATTGGTTCTAGAAAAATTCATGGGTAAATAATGACACCGAATCATATTATACGTTCAATGTGTATGGCAGTTCGACACGATTTCGGGCTGCCAAAAGAAAAAGATCCAGGTGGTTATTCTTTTCCATACCTAGAAGGTATGTCTGATTCGGAACGCGAACGGTTGTGGCGTGAAATGGAACAAATCTATAACAATGTTATTCAACCTGCTCTAAAGGAAAGTTTTGAAAATGGTTACTTCCAAGGCATCGAAGATTCAATCTCATCCGTTACAAAGCTCGGGCAAGACCAAAAAAAATTCTTACACCGAGCCTCCGTTTCCTGAGGAACAAGTGGTTATGACCAATAACAGGTTTTTCGGTTTCTATCTTGATGCATGGAATTATTGCGTCAAACATAATATTGACATTAAGAAAATTTTCCGTTATGATTGGAAAACCTGGGAAGTTCGGGCGTGAGTAGCGTTGAAAACTTTTTTAGAGATTTGTATCGTTCTCGGGGCATGAGAACTATTTCCCGTGGCTTGCGCCGTATAAAAGCCAAAACAGTCATGTCAGGAACTAGAAAACGTTCGTTTAATAAAAGAAGATATAATAACTATGAAGGTGAAGTAGCAATGAAAGGAAATATGGAGATGAATGCAAATCCAAAAGATATTTTCTTGGGTGTTTCAGACCTCGCCGAGATGGCGACCTCTAGAATCATCAATGAACGTATTGAAAAAAATGAAGAATGTTTTCATGATACATTCGGCATCTATGTTCAGTATAGTATTTGGAAAGAATATATCAATAATAATTTTTCAAATCTGAAACAGATGCAACTTGCATCACACCGTGGTTTTCTTTTTGATGTTGAAGACCGTTCCTTTTTGGAATACAATATTCATTCGACACACATTTCAATTGAACTGGTCGGCTCAAAGTCATTCAACCAAAAGTATCGAAACCTTCTGACCAATGAATTTGAGGTTGTAACCAATCGTATCGAGTGGGTGTATGGTGCTGATGGGCACTCTATTGAAGTACCTGTATTGCACGACAGAATGCCCGTGGAAGAGATGTATCCTTTCTTGGAAGGGCGTACCCTCTCGCAATACTATGATGACTTCATGATGAGTTCCGCATCGATCCTACTGCTGATTGGACCGCCTGGAACTGGTAAGACAACCTTTATTCGTGGGCTTCTACAGCATTGTGATATTTCTGCTATGGTGTCTTATGATGCCAACATTCTTGAAAAAGATTTTGTCTTTGCAAGTTTCATCGAGGGTGACAAAGCAATTCTGGTTCTTGAAGATGCAGATATGTTTCTGAAGTCACGGCAAGATGGTAATACGATGATGCATAAGTTTCTAAACGTGGGTGATGGTTTGGTTACCACACGAAACAAGAAGCTTATCTTCTCGACCAATTTGCCATCAATTCGTGATATTGATCCAGCCCTTGTACGCCCTGGTCGTTGTTATGATATCATTTCTTTCCGTGAACTGAGTCAAAACGAAGCCGAAAAGCTTGCAAAAAAGGCAGGCGTCACACTAAAGGATCAAAGAATGCAATGGACAATTTCCGATGTGTTCTTTGAGCAAAACACAAACACTACTAAACCTATTTCTCAAAAGGTGGGATTTATATGATTAGATTTGAATTTTCGGATGAATATCAACAATATCGTTACTATGTAACATTGAAAGATGTTGGGGATTTAAAACACATGATTCTAGAAGTGGAATATCATGGGCCAAAATTTCCTGATGCCATTCGGTCAAAGACAGAATTGTTTATGAACAAGTCTGAATGGAAAAACTTCAGAGACATTATTAACGCTATTGTATAAAAACAACACTTGCCAAACCTCACCGTCTGTTCTATAATATGGTATAGATTGTGAGGTTTTTTATTATGAATGCAAACTACTTTCGTTCCCTGGCCTGTGAAGAACTGTGTGAAACCCTCATGTGGGGTGACTTGGTAGACGATTTTGGCACGTTCCGAAGCAAAGAGAAGGACAAGAGAGAGCAAACCTTCTACCGCCTCTCCATGAAGAATGGAACGGTCCTGGTGTACTCTCCTAAGTCTATCTTCATCGATGGGCAGAAACTTACCTCGGTGGCTGCTGCTAAGGTATATTTACAAAAAAACTATATTCTTTGAGCAATTTATGTTGCAGCGCACAAGATTTTCCTATATACTATAGTATCAACATTTATAGGAGAAACCCATGTTCGCAGTTGACCAATTTATTGACACCGTACAGAATGGCAAAAAATATTTCGTTTCATCTTTTGTTACCGATGAAACCGTCCGCAAGTCGCTAAATGCTTTTGTCGATGCTCAGACGGAATTCACAAAGCAAATCGTTAAAACAAACAACGATATGATTTCTTATTTTGCCGATCAGTCACTCAAATATAAGGCAAAATAATGCTAGAATTTCTAAAAAGACTCCTACAAAGAGCAGAAATAAGTTACGGCTCGGCTATGCAGGAATGGGTTGAATCCAAAAGACCACAATCAATTCCTGATGTAGAAAGGTTGCAGAAAGAATATCAACAAACCTTATGGGGATCAAAATGAAATTCATTACAAAAGTTTGGAATTTTTTTATAGAATTAGGTGAAGAAATACATGAATACAAAAAAGGTACTAAACAATATACTAAAGGATGGTATTACTAAATAAGTTTAACTAAACCTTTTTCGAGTGTTGTTATGGTATATTATGAACTTTTTCTTGAACTGGAAAGATTGCAGAGAGAAATAGAAAAACGCCGCAAAAGAAAGATTTTTTTCTTGACTGCGGCGTTTTTGTTATGTATGATTGTAATTCTTTATTTCTGGTTAAAATGATACTACAACTAAATCCTCCTGTGCCATTATCAACTCCAAAAGGAGATGGTTGGGCTTTTTTTATGATAGAGAGAAGTCAAGAGCATCACATTGAATGGGTGGTTTTTCTTAATAACTCTGGGCAATGTTGGACGTTTCAAAATCCAGAAGTGAGAATGCAAAACAATTATACGATGAATAGAAAAAAAGATTTGTCCTTTAACAATGATATGAGGTAAATATGTCTACATTTATTGAAGTAAATTCGGTTGTACCTAAAAACTGTAAAGTAATCATCAATCTTGATACAATTCTAGAAATTGCACCTTTGGTCGCTGGCGGGTGTGTTCTCTATTTTTCAACCCTTGAATCAGGCTCACCACGTACAATGACAGTATCGGATGATTATGCTATGTTCTCCCAATTCGTACTTCAGACTGTAACACCTGAAGACCTTGCGAAACGTTTTCCTAAGAAAAAGGTTGATACAAATATCAAGCCACAAAATGTAAACGCTGGTGTTGAACTTAACATTCCTTCTTTTGGAGCTTAACATGGCCTTTATTTTCAAACATACTGATGATATTTCTGCAATTACAGTCGAGATGAAAATTGACCGTGATGATTTGACATTAGATAGTGTTCTAGATAATTTTGCAGATTTTCTTCGCGCATGCGGCTTTAGTTGGATTGATACAATTCAACATGTGCGAGAAGAAGATGAACTCAAGCTAAATGATATGCTTGAAAAAGAAGATACTATTGAATCAAATCAATCAAATCAAATGGACTGGATCTCTGCAAAAGGCTTTGAACCTTCTGAAAAATGAAAATAAAAGTTTTTATTGTTACTTGGCAAGATTCAGTTGCTCTGAATAAGAACCTAGAAACTCTTTTTCAAATTTTTGAAAGGTCATTAGATGGTATCGATTTACATATCAATATTATTAATAACCATACTAACTTTCTCATAGATCCAAGATATGAATCTCATGTAAATGTGATTCACAATCGAGGCACGCCTGATTTTGCAACTGCAATGTTGGGGCGTATGTGGAATATGGCACTAATTCATGGCTTCAAAGACTTGAACAATCCAGATGCCGATATTGTGGTAACATCACAAGACGATACAGTTTGGAACTTTGATTGGTTGTTTCAGCTATTGAAAGTTCACCGTGATTTCGACTTTTATGCCGATGATGCAGGGGATATGGTTTGTTCTTATACACCAGAAGCCGTCAAGAAAATTGGAATGTGGGACGAAAGGTTTCACTATGGGTTTGGTGAGGGGGATTATTTCCTCCGTGCAATCAAATATCTACCAGAAAAGTCCACAATAAACGATTTTGCTCATGGTAGGGTGTGGAATCCAACTTTACATCTAGCAAAGCGCCCAGAGCCAGATCCAAATCGATACCAAGAGCAAGATCGGTCACACCAATTCAGAGGGTTGTCTTGGGAAGTTTGGAACTATAAGTGGAAAAGTTACGAATTGGAAGGTAAATGGCCAGATAATATACAAGAAATGGTTGACAAAATCGACCCGGTGGCGCACCATGTATTGTATCCCTACTTTGAAATGTCTGTTGATAACTTGAAAGAGAAAGGTTATATCGTACCGTGAATATTTTCTATCTACATGATGATCCAAAAATCTGCGCTGAAATGCATAACGATAAGCATTGTGTCAAAATGATTATTGAGTATGCTCAACTCATGTCTACCGCACATCGTTTGCTTGATGGCTCACCTTACCTCGACAAAACGGCTAACGGGCGTTCAATCAAACGGTGGCGCCTTGAAGAACCTTTTGAAACCATTATGATGAAGGCTTCTCATATCAATCATCCTTCAGCCGTATGGACCAGAGTAAGCAAACAAAATTATCTTTGGCTGAATAGAATGTGGCATCATCTCTGCAAAGAATACACACATCGTTATGGTAAAATTCATGCTGTAGAAAAACGTATGGCAGAAGCATTGTATGTCTGGCCAAAAAATATTCCTGATATTCCTTTTACTGGTCCTACACCTGCAATGCCTGATGATGTTAAAATTGCAGGTGATTCTCTTGCATCGTATCGTAATTACTACAACAAAAACAAAACTCATCTCGCATCATGGAAAAATCGAAATGTTCCTGAATGGTATGGAGTAAACAATGCGTGATACACACAAAGTGATGGCAATTCTACAAGAGGAATGTGCAGAAGTTGTTCAAGCAGTATCTAAAATTTATCGTTTTGGGTTAGATAATTCTTGGAATGGTGTTACAAACAAAGAAGCACTAATTACTGAAATCGGTGACGTTTTAGCTATGATTGATATTCTTGTCACAGAAACAGACATAAATATTTCTGAAGAAGATATACAAGAAGCAGTGTATAAGAAAAAAGAAAAACTTAAAATATTCCTACCTGTTGAAAGTGAATAATAATGATTCTGGATAATTTTTTCCCTTCGGTTGTTGCAAGAGAAGATCATAATGATTGGGCAGATAAAATGCTCCCTATTGTGAAAAACTTTTTTGCTTCACAGCCTTCGAATTCAAATTTTTATTACAATGGGCAAACAACTCACGGCACTGGTTTAGATTTAATTCTAAACCCTGAATTTAAACCTTTCACGGATTTCATCATAGAAAAAGGAAAGCAATTTCTTGAAGTTCAAGGTTTTGATTCTAACGCTGTTAAATATAATCCTTACTTCTTTCTAAACTCCTTCAATAAAGGTAGCAATCATCCAAAACATGTACACACAATGTGTACAATTTCTGGCATTTTCTATCTTCAAACACCACCAGGTTCCTCTCGAATTCGTTTTTATCCTAACCAGCCTTTTAGGGACTTCTTTGATTATTTCTTTCATGTAAAAGATCCAAATAATTGGTTTGCAATGTCACATTATGACTATGCACCATATCCTGGTTTACTTCTTATGTGGCCTGCATGGTTGTATCATGAAGTTGAACCAAACAATTCAGAAGAACCCAGAATCTCAATCGTTTTTAATCTATAAGAAAATGCCAACATATACATTTCTAAACAAAGAGACAAATGAAATTGAAGAACACACTTTTAGTGTGAAGCTTTTCGATGAATTCAAGAAATTGAATCCGCACCTGGAAACATATCATTCAATTGATAATCTTCCAGTTTTTGGTGATGGATTGCGTATGTCTGTTCCAGGTATGGGTCAGCCAGACGCAAGATTTGAGCGCGAAATCATCGGGCGCATTAGAGAGAAAGTGCCAGGTAATAGTTTAGCCCGATCCCATAAAACAAAAATGCCAAGAGAATGGTGAATACCATGAGGAGTATAAATGGCCACAGGGAAAAAGAAAACTGCCGCTGCACAGGCACAGTCGCAGCATTTTGGTTTGAGAACAATAGAAGCCCTAACTGAGAATCAGAGAAAAACATTTGAGGAGTTTGAAAAAGGAAATAATATTGTACTATCGGGTTCAGCCGGCACAGGTAAATCATTTCTAGCTTTATATCTTTCACTTAAAGATTTGCTTGTATCCAATTCTTACTATGATAGAATAATTATTATTCGTTCAGCGGTTCCTTCTAGAGACCTTGGATTTGTTCCTGGTACACTAGAAGAAAAATCCAAAATCTATCAAGAACCTTATATGAACATCGTGAATGAATTAATTGGAAGAGGAGATGCATGGCATTTTCTCCTTAACAAAGAGATCATTCAATTTCAAACAACAAGTTTTTTGCGTGGCCTAACATTTAGAAATTGTATTATTGTTTTTGATGAATTTCAATCTGCAACATTTCATGAAATTGATTCTGTTCTAACTCGTGTTGGGGAAAATTGTAGATTCTTCTTGTGTGGTGATTGCAATCAAAACGATCTCAACATCAAAAAAGAAAAATCAGGATTTCACGATGCAATTTCTATTTTAGAAAAATTAGAGAACACATCACATATTCGATTTCAATTAGACGACATTGTACGAAGTGGCTTCGTGAAAAATTATTTAACTATCAAAGAAAAACTTAAATTGTAATGTTTATACACTGCCCTCCAAAACAACTGCCTAAACTTGTATCAAAAACCCACCCCGATGGTAAAAGATACTATACCACTCCCGGTGGTAAAATTTTGCCGTCGGTGACAACTGTTATTGGTGCAAAAGAAAAACAGGGTATTTTGGAGTGGCGGCAAAGAGTTGGTGAAGAAGAAGCAAATCGAGTATCACGGTTTGCCGCTGGGCGTGGAACAAAGATGCACAATCTTGTTGAAAAATACCTTCTCAATGAAACAATCGATTGGAATAATCAAATGCCTGATGGCGTTCAAATGTTTCGAAAGATTGCACGTGATCTAAAGCATATCAATAATATACACTACATGGAAGAAACCCTTTGGTCTGAAAAGATTGGGCTTGCTGGGCGTGTAGATTGTATTGCAGAATGGAAGGGCAAACTTTCTATCATCGACTTTAAAACGTCTAAAAGAAATAAGACAAAAGAACAAATACAGAACTATTTTGCTCAATGTACAGCGTATTCATTGATGTATGAAGAAATTGTTGGTAAACCCATCGACCAAATAGTTGTATTAATGTCTGTTGATGAAGGTGTATCACAGATTTTTGAAGAGAAAACCTTTGATTATATTGAAACTCTATTCGATTATATCAAATATTACCGAGAAAATGTGTTGTAATACTGCAACAACTGCTTGCCAAAATACTTACCATTTGATATAATTATCATATAAATAACAAAATGATCGTATGAAGTTGACTGAAAAGTGTTTCGGACGGCGGTTCGATTCCGCCCAGGTCCACCAGAAAACTCTTTGAGTAGCTACACTAGATAAACAGAAAAACTTGCTAAAGTCGACCAAAGCAAGTACCTGCTAGGAAGAAGGGCTACCATGATTTCAAGTATCGCAGAGAGTTTTCTAATGGGCCTGACCTGGTTTCGACGGGGCAATAAGTAGGAAGATGGACGATCCGACACAGAGAGTCGTTAAAAGTAAATCAAAGTAAACGCAAACGAAGAACGTTTCGCATTGGCTGCCTAAACACAGCCTAGGGTTTCGGTGGGTTTCCTCGTAACAGAATAACCCACCATTCAAAGGAGATCCATAATGCAATTTATGAAACTAGTTTTCATAGGCATTCTCGGCTATTTTTTCACACAACATTTTCACCATCTCGTAGATAAGAAGTTTGAGGAAGTAAAAGAAGGTAAACATCCTTCATATGTGACAATGGCTCAACGTGAAAAAGAACTTGACTGTCTAGCGAAAAACATATATTATGAAGCAGGAACAGAACCTTTTGAAGGAAAAGTAGCAGTAGCGCAAGTAACGATCAACAGAACTAAATCAGGTAAATTTCCAAAGGATATTTGTGCAGTTGTATACGAAAGAAATTTAGTTTACAATAATTTAATCTGTCAGTTCAGTTGGTACTGTGATTCAAAAGCAAAAGTGAGACCCATTCATGCAGCAACATATAAAGAATCCGAGGCTGTGGCTAAAAAGGTACTTCTCGAAGGATTCAAACTCGACATTATCAAAGAGGACACATTATACTACCATGCAGACTACATCAACCCAGGATGGAAAAGACAAAGAGTTGCCAAAATTGGAAAACACATCTTCTACAAAGGCTGATTGGCTTGAACGCTTTTCAAACCTCAAAGAATATCTTAAAGATTTTCTAAACAACAAACTAAAACCAAGTACAGCAGAATCAATTGGTTGGATTGGATTGGTTCTACTTCTTGCTTCATTAATTCCAACTTTTTTGGCCGTAATGGCCGGTGTTACCGATAAACTGCCACCAATTGATCTAGTTTTGTTTATATGGGCAGCATTGGTCACCTTTTTTATTCGTGCAGCAATTCTCAAAGACACTGTGGTCGTTCTGACTGTTGGTGTTGGTTTTATGGTGAATTCTGTGTTTATGGCTCTTATTCTCTTTAAATAAAATGGCTACAAGAGAAGAACAGAGAATCTTTTCGGAACTAATTGAAAGCATCGTAGCCGAAAAGAGATTAAACTATATCGATGCAATCGTTTATCATTGTGAGAAAACGGGATTTGATGTTGAGCTTGCCGCAACACTATTGACACCTCTCGTCAAATCCAAAATCTCTGATGAAGCGCAAACACTTAATATGATTAAGAAAGTGAACAAATTACCAATATGAATGAAGCAGGTGGATTTGAAGCCTATGCAATGTATCATGCTTTAAAACTACATTTCTCGGGCAAATATGATTATGTGAAATATAATGGAAAAACGAATGTTTCTAAAGACCAATTTATATTGAGAAAAGACAAATTCACCTACTATAAACTATCTCGAAAATATAAAAGAGAGGAACTGTTTGGTTTTTATGTTTCTAATTTTTTAATTAGCACAAATACATGGGTAGGTGAGCTTCTTGATAGTGAAGCAGAGTCCAACTATAAAGCTTGGCTTAAAACACAACAATCAATCTCTTACATATTCGAACAGGACATTAATCATCTTTTTGATTTGGTAGAAATACCGGAAGAAATGCTAAAAGTGGTTGACGGGCAGTACCCATTACTGTATAATGAATATCTCAAAAGCAAAATTAAGTTAGAAACAATCGTCATACTTAACGACATATTAAACTTTCTACCGATGTGGTTGAAAAAAATATCAGATGACATTGTTTTTCCAGATTTTGCAATGAAGTGTGAGAAGTATCAACCGTTTTTAAATTACGATAAGCCTAAGTTAAAAAATATTTTAAAGGGAAAAATATGTCAGTTAGCGTAACAAAAATTTATGTTGACATGGACGGCGTGATTGCAGACTTTGTTAAAAGGTTTAAAGAACTCACAGGTAAGCTGCCATCAGACTATAAAACTGAAAGAGGTTTTGCTCCCAATTTTAATTTAATGGTCGATGGTTCACATTTTGAATCTCTTGATAAGATGCCAGACTTTGATTTTCTTGTATCATATCTCGATTCTCTCCCGGTGGAAAAATGCATTCTTTCGTCAACACGAACACCTGAAGATAATTTCAAAGTAGCCATGCAAAAGATGCAATGGCTGGCAAATGTTGCTAACATTACGTGGCCTAAAATTTTTGTGCCAGGTAAAAGTCTAAAGCAGCAATATGCAAACCCAAATTCTATTTTGATCGATGACACAGAAATTGTTATCGAACAATGGAATGCAGCAGGTGGTATTGGCATTCTTCATACGGATGCCATCTCTACCATCACTGAACTAAAGAAGTACATTGATTTGAACTAAATAATCGTATATAATGTTATTTTGGACAAATCGCTATACATCGCAATACAACGTTAATATAAGGAAAATACCATGTCAAACTTCGCAAGTCTCAAACGTTCCTCAGGTAATCTCGAAAAGCTTGCAAAAGCAATCGAGCAACTCAACACCGCAGAATCCCCATCAAAAGAAGATAACTTCTGGAAACCTGAAGTAGATAAGGCAGGTAATGGCTATGCTGTTATTCGTTTTCTACCTCAGCCAGCTATTGATGGTGATGATGCGCTTCCTTGGGTCAAGGTTTTCAATCATGGCTTTCAGGGTCCCGGTGGCTGGTACATCGAAAACTCTTTGACTACTCTTGGGCAGAAAGATCCCGTTTCTGAGTATAATACTCAACTCTGGAATTCTGGTGTCGAAGCAAACAAAGAGATTGCCCGTAAGCAGAAACGTCGCCTCTCTTACATCTCTAACGTCTACATCGTAGAAGATCCAAAGAATCCGGAAAACGAAGGTAAAGTATTTCTGTACAAGTATGGAAAGAAAATCTTCGATAAGATTAATGAAGCAATGAACCCTCAGTTTGAAGATGAAAAGGCTGTTAATCCTTTTGATCTGTGGGCAGGTGCAAACTTCAAACTTAAAATCCGTAAAGTAGAAGGATATCAAAACTATGACAAATCGGAATTTGAGTCTGCTTCTGTTCTTGGTGATTTTGATGATGATAGGCTCGAAAGTATCTGGAAATCTGAACACTCACTCAAAGAGTTTCTCGCACCAGAAAATTTCAAGTCTTATGATGAACTGAAAGCTAAACTCGATAAAGTTCTAGGTTTGAGTGGGCAAGCTCCTCAACCAAAGACCACAGTTGAGCAGGCTAAAGCAGCACCAGCACGTAAGGCTGCACCAGTTGATGTTGATAGTGATGAGGATGATTTGTCATACTTCAGCAAACTAGCTGAAGAAGACTAAAGTAAAAGGGAGCGAAAGCTCCCTTTTTTTATAATGGCGCCAGACTTCTTCTAATTGCGTTTGTAAATATTTTGTCTCTATTTCTCGTATCTGCTACTTGAGATTGCTCATCAGTTGTGCTTAATGTTCTAGTTGTCGTTGCAATAGGTGGGCTTGCTCTTGTTTGTACTGAACGGGCATATTCCATTCTGGCTTGCTCATGCAATCTCATATTTTCTTTTTCCAGATCAGTAAGAGGTGCAAACGTACCTATAGAATTTTCAAGTGTTGTTAATGATTCTGGGCTAGCTGAACCATAGTCCATTTGTGGCACTTCATAATCATAGTTTTTCTTGTAATAATCGATTGCTTTTCTTAAATCAACTTCCTGTAAAACATCCTCTTCATCCAAATCCCTTCTTACTCCACTTTCTCTATATTTTTCAAGAAATTGAGTACGTTGAACACCTTTAAGTCTTGACAAATCCTTGTATGCTGGCATTGGTTCTAAAGTTCTTTTGATTATTTCTTCTAAAGAAGGTATTTCAGCTTCATCTATAATAGCACTATTTGCTATTTCTTGAACTTTTTTAAATCCTCCCATTTTTCTTATTTCAATTTTTGTTTCAATATCATCAGGATTCTCTGCATAGCTTTGCATCAAGCCGATTGCACGAACTTTACCGAATTTAGCCATGTCAACTATTTTTTCATATCCACCTGAACCTTCCAAAGCTCCAATTGTTTGTGCACCTTTCAATAAATTCATAGCTTCTTGTGGCGTAAGATATTTTTGATCTGACATTTTTTCAGCCGCAAGTTTAACTAATTCATAAAGCAAGTAACCTAATGCTAATGGTCCAGCAGCCCTTAATAGTAATCTAAACAGGGGTAAAAATCTTATTTTACTTATCCAAGATAATGCTTGTAGAACACCTTTGAGCAACGATGAGATTAAAAATCTTACACCTGAAAGTATTGAACTCACTATCGAAGAGATTAGTGATTTTATTAAAGGTAAAATAAATGTTGTCAGTAAACTTGACAAAGTTGATATTAATGATTTGAAAGCACCAAACATTGATGATAGTATAGGTAATAACCCCGACATTATTCCATCTTTTTTTTCTTCTTTCTCTGGAATAGCCTTTGTTTGAGTTGAAACACTATCAATAAAATTCTTTAATACAGACAGAAAATTTTTATGTCTTCTCTCACTTTCCATCTCTTTTTCTTCTGCAAATGCGCGGTCTAATTCTCTTCTCTTTGAATCTCGTTTATCTACCAACTGAAAAAAGGTAAGCATATCACTCAGAGTTCCAATTGATGTAGCATTTAATTTTTCACTTGTTTTTACTGGGCGATTCATTCTTGAATATTTCTTTTTTGAACCTGCAAAATATTCAATATCTTTTGTTGATCTACCTGTCAATCTACCTACAGCAGCAGTGGCAAATCTACTACCTCCTGTCATGAATCTTGCAATGTTCATTGGATCAAATTTTTCTTTGATACCTGTAACCTTTGCTCTCATTTTCAAAGAAACAGATTTTGAAATAGCAGATCCAACACCTCGCCCAGCCATCATTCTAGATGTAATTAGAGATGTTAAACTTCTGCCTCGTATTTCTTTTGCTGATTGATAGTCCATTTTTTATGCCACCATAGGATGATCGTGGATAGAAGCATTAATTCTTCTAACTATTGTTTTACTAGCCATTACATTTACATTGTTTATTACACCTTGCATTCCTGAATCTGAAACACTCATATCATCGAATAAACGAGAAAGCTTTAATTCTGAGGATCCCTGGCTCAGAGTAGAACCTATTGTTCCTATGTTTTCAGGATTTAATGCTTTTTGTTCTCTTAGATTCACACGGTTTATCAGCCCTTGTATCAAGCCTGGCACTTTTTCAGGTGAAGTTGTGCCTATTTTAGTTTCAAATGCTCTTTTGATGTTTTCTGGATTTCTATCGAATTCAGACATTTTTCGAATGAATTCTTCAGGTGTCGATGCGATTCTGGCATATCTGAGTGCATCACCTTCAGCAACATATCCATATTGCGCCCTTCTATCTGCCATATAAATCAATACGCGCTCATCGTTTGCCAATCTCTCTGGTAATTCTTTCAATAAACTATTTCTTAACGGATTAAATATAGTATTTTCATACCATTGAATTTGCGCATTTAATAAATTTATATTATTTGTTTGCCCTAAAGCTTTCCATCTCTCATCAAATTCTTTAGAGCCAGGTTTGAGGCCTTTCAAACCAAATTCTGGATATCTCGTAATAAAATCTTCTATCGAAGATGGGTTATTGGGTCTAGAACGTTTGGAGTTCATGCCAAAAATCCCATAAGATTTATAACCAGGTGAAGGGTCATTTTCTACAATTTGAGTTACAGGATTTTTTTCTCTTTTGCCGACTTCACCTTGAGCCGTCAACGAAGCAGCACGGCGAGCAGTTGGTGTAGCAGTCATTGGTGCGCTGCTTCTGGTAATTGGAACAGCAGTTGATTCCGTTGATTCTGTTGATGGATATGCTGTTACCTCAGCCTGACGTTTATCAACTGGAGGTTGAATTTGTTCCACTTTTGGTGGTTCTGACGGTTTCTCTCCTTCAGGAGGAAAAGGTGTGGTTTCCATTCTAACATCAGAATCTTTTACTGTGCCTAGTTCCAAGTCACCTTGTGATATAGATTCGAAATCTTTTGCAAAGTATTGTCTTATGTTTTCATATTCTCTTTTATAATCTATATCATCAACTTCTTTTTTAGTTTTATTAAAAACTTCTGTGAATTGTTTTTGAATAGATTCAACCAAGTCAGTCTGCATACTATCTTTAGCCGACGCCATTGCATCTTTGCCAAAAGTAAGTAAACCGATTGTACCACCTAACAATAATAAAGATGAAGGTAATCCTCCGCCCATTGCTTTGCGAAAAAATGTTTTTCTTTTTACCCGTTTTGTCGCGCTGACAAATAGATTCACAATCTCTTTGTGTCTATTTTCTTCTTCACTCTTTTCTATTTCTTCGTTCAGGCGTTTGTACTGATAATCTTTTTCCTTCTTCTCTTCAATTTTTTGAAGTAAGGAATAAATTTCATTCAGTTTTTGATTGGCTTTATTTTCACCTAAACCCATTGCTCCCAATACTCGACTAAAAACACTTGAACCTTTAGGCTCAACAGATTTAGGTTTAAATTTATTTTTAAGACTTCCGGCGTAAGATGATATAGGTGAATTTTCAACATCAGGTTTTTCCTTTTGTTGATTCGTTGCTCCTTTTGGAGAAAGAAGATATGCTATCTGAGGCATTATTTAAATTTTCTTTCGTTTTGTCTTTGTTTTATTTTTAAATTTTCTTCCTCAATATATTGTATAAGCATTGCGACGTAAACATCTCTCTCCCACGGTATCATATTCTCAAGTTCCGTAAGACTATATTTATGGTGTTGCATCAAAGAAAAATTAGTTCTGTAATAATTTTTCAGATTGTCATGACAAAAGGTTAACCGAAAAAATTTTCGAGCCCTTGAACATCAATGTTATGTTGAAATGAACATTTCGAACACTTTATTTCTATTTTCTTTTCCAGTTTAGGCATATCAGAAAAAAACTCCTCGATTTTCTGAAACTGCTGTTGATTTAAATTTTCAATAAATTCGACCATTTCTTTCTGAGAGACTTCATTACCATAATAATATTGTTCTCCATCATATATGTAATCTACACATTCAGCAATCATTTCAAAAGCAACATCAGAAACATTATCCATTTGAGTTATTTTTTTCAATACAGAATATTCCGGATATCTAAGTTTAATCGTAATATCATCCGTCAATTGAATCAAACTCTTGTCGTTTTCTGGCATCTCAACTTTAATATCTAAAATATTTAAAGAAGTTTTCATCACATTATTACATATTTCACCATTTACTTCATTATTGCATTTATAACTATTTTCAATTAATTCACCTACAGACCTAGCTCTAAGATTTAAAAAATAGTATTCAACGTCAATCACTGGTAATTTTTCAATATTGATGCCTTCAGTTATTGTGCAATTCGTTAAGACCTGTTTGACATTTTTTTCTATAGAATCTTTATCGTCGGCTTCCATAGCCATCAAAAGATTTTTTTGTTCTTTCACCAAAAACGGTCTAAATCTAATTTGTTTGTTAGATAATGGTAATGTCAAATCATAAATTGGTGTATCAATTTTTGGTAAAGCCATATTTTAAACCTCATTTTATTGTGCAATTGTTGTAACACTTGTTATAGGTGGACCCTGATCGGTGCTATAATCTGCAACAGCCTCTAATTGTGGAGAAGTTGTTGATGTACTTAAAAGTTCTGTAGCTTGATCAACAGGAATTGAGTCTGTACCCAAAGTGCTGGGTAATATTGGAGGTATATTCTGATAAATCTGATTTTCTAAGAATTCCATCGTGAGATTTTCAAGAGAATTGTTTCTCCAATTGGTGTATGCAAAAGTTACGGTCAATTTATGATATCCATCGGATTGCCAATCTAACGATAGAGGATTTACTGCAACAGGAAATGCATCCATTAAATCCACTGAATAAGTATTTTTATTAGTAACATCGTATTGATTTATTCTAATAATTGCTGTATAATCAGCCTTATATTTTATATCATAACTATATGAGGGGTTTATCCAGTTCAACCATGCATCAAACAACTTCTTTTCTCTCATGTCATCACCAACAATGAAAGTCAAAGAAATGTCACTATATGAAGTCATGTATGGAAATTTTTCTTCGACACCATAAATTTTCATGTTCGTTGTAGCAATGGTTCTACCTGGCAATTCTGCCGCCTCACATCGAAGATTCAATCTTCTAACCAGCCCAATGTATGGCACCAATCCTATTGGTACAGGGACAATTACATCAAATCTATTAGGTCTAGCTACATCAGTAGAAAAGCTTGACTTAAATTGAGATATGGATCCAGCCATTAGTATACCCTACTTTTTATTTTATTAATTGATTCTTTGTAAATTTTCTGAGGTGTTGCGCCTTTGAAAATTGCTGTCGGTAAAAATAATGCAGTTTCCCACTCATTTGGATATATCGGTACTATCCTTGTTTTAATTTGTGACTTCAAATAATGCTTGATACAAGGTTTAAATTCTCTGTAATTCCTTGTGGCATTCAATATTTCGTATGTGACTCTAAGTCTCTTAGGATCATCATCTTTGTCTAAAATGGCAAAATTCATGAGTTTATCCATGAATGATGCTCGGTATCTCGGTGGCAAATAATGCAAATTCAGCCCTAAAAAACCATCATTCATAGGCTGAAGTGGTATCACCAAAGGAAACATATCATAATAAGGCAATTCAGATTTGGTTAGAGGGTCGTAAAAAAAGTGGTACAAACCACCCATTACAAATCTACCCTTTCGGCTCTTATCGTTTACTATCTCTTTTGCCAGATTTACAGGTGATTTTAATTCTTTTATCTTGTCCTGAAACCATGTGAAAGACTGTCTGGATAAGAATTCTTGATCCAGAGCAGTTCTTTCGGTAGCTAATTGAGTAAGTGTGGAAGCCATGCCATATTTATGTTAGAATCGGTATGCGATTAAATCGTAGCCATCGATGAACGTTTTGTAGCCCTTTTGATTCATCACATATTCCATGTATACGGCGTTTGTGTATGTAATGTGAGCAATTTCGACTTTTATGAGGCTCGGATTCACAACACCGCCCATCTGCATGAAAATCTTAAAATCATAACCCTCCGTGTCAATTTGAACGAAATCTACGTCATGTAAATTGTGTTTTTCGACCAGACTTTTCAGTGTCATTGTTCGTATTTTTTCTTTTACCATCATTGGAACGATATAGTCAATATGCTTTTCTGGTGTCAATGTTGAACACCCATCAGCCCATTCTGGTGCACCTTCTGTTCCCGGTGGTACTCGGTGAATATAATCTTCACCATCTTGTTCCGTAATAGCGGCACATTCAAAATCAAGCCCATATTTCTGACTATAGTTATCGACAAGCTTTTCGAACATATCAGGAAGAGGCTCCACTAAAACACCTTCCCAATCAAAACACATAATGTAAGAATTCAAATCATCATGGCTGACTCCATCCATGGCACCGATTTGAAGAAATTTTAATTTCCCATCTTTAATTTCATTATACCATGTCAAAACTTCTTTGAATGTTTTTGGATTTTTTGGTTGTTTTTTTGTGAGCCATTCCAGTTCTGTTCTTTCAGGTCTTTCAGTGTACCAGCCTGTACCTTTCGATACGTTAATAATTGATTCAAAATATTCACGGTACATTTTGCCAATTTTCTTGAAATTATAATTCTCAGCCGCCCATTCACGGCATGCATGCGGTGAAATTGTTGTGATATTTTTGGCTGCCCATAGAAATTGCTCAAAAGTTCTACAGCGATAACCTGTGACACCATGTTGTACAGTTTCCGTGAAAGCACCCCAATCCACAGTGATCACTGGAGTTCCGGAAAGCATTGCTTCGATTGCTACATAGCCAAAAGGTTCGTTGTAAATTGTCGGGCAAAATAGCCCCATGGCCTCAGACATTAATTTTTTGCGTTTTTCAACATCAGCATAGCCAACATACTCAACATGTTTCGGCCATTCATTTCCTAAATTACAATCACTAGGGCCATGTGTTGTACCAGCAAGTATTAGTTTTTTACCTATTTTTTCTGTCACTTGTGCAGCAATATCAACTCCTTTTGACCACACCATTCTACCACACATTAGAAAATAATCTTGTTTACCAGACCAATCTTTAAAATCGAACTCGGATAGATCGAATCCTGAAGGAATAACCGCATCGTAAAATTTATACTCGGCAGTTGATACCTTTTCTGGACCTTGTAGACCATGCATCACCGCATACGATTCGTATACTTTGTAAGGTGCGAATTGGGAAGGATAACCAATACTTGGTTCAACACAAAGAAGATCGGAATGCGCATCACAAACGGGCTTCTGTGCAACACCAAAAAAACAAAGAATAATATCGTGAGGCTGTTTTCTTTTTGCTATTTCCTTAATACAATTATCATTAAAAGTCTTAAAAACTTCATCTTCTTGATTATATTTTAATCCTTGATTTTTCCAATCATAAATTCCGTAAATTTTTTCAAGTAGAGCTTGTGTGGTTACCGCGACATGTTCATCACATTCGACCTGTGAGTCTTCATGCCCATAGTGAATCACGTGCATACCTTCTTCTTTGAACATTTTACAGAAATTAATTACTTTCTGAGTGAATGCGCAAACTGTATATTCTTTTGTTGATGCAGTATGAGGAACCGCCAATACATGTAGTCTAATCATTTTATTCCCAAATCATGTTCAGTTAATACTTTAAAAGCCCAACCACGATCCAAACAAAATTCTGTGGCGGCTTTCCACTTCGCTTCATTTATACCCCATGTCACAACTTCATTGATATATTGTTTCGTGACCTTTTTTCTTTTTTCCGGTGGTTTCGTCTGTTTTGCTGGCTTAATTTCCAATATCATGACCTTAATTGTATCATCTTTCTGTTTAACTTTCACGTAAAAATCTGGAAAATAACGGTGTATTTTGTTGTCAACTGGTGATCGGTACGGTATGGAAAACTCTTCGGAACCCCATTCTAGAATAGATTCATTCTGGTCGAGCCAATTCATCACCCGACACTCCCAACTAGAGCGGTAGATGATATTTGAAGGTTCCCCTCTATATTTTTGAGGGTTTTTTGGTAAAAATCTGCCAGAGTATGCCATATAAATATATATATACATCACTTCTTAAAAAAGAAAACACTATGCCTATATCTATCCCGACCAATATAGCTGGTATCTCAATACCAACCGATGCCGCTAATGGTCCTCTGGCGGCATTATACGGAAACAAATACAAAATTCAAGGATTAAAATATCCAAGAGATTTGGGTTCTAATCCTTCTAGAAATCATGTAATTAAATTTGACATTTATGCCAAAATTCCGGTTAATCTGGAAATGGTTCAGAATGCAACAACTAATCTTTTAGAAACTGGTGGAGAGATTGTAACAAATGTTCAACGAGCAGCAGGTACGGGAACAGATCCATTGGAAAGAAGTCGAGCCGCAGCAATAGCGGCGGCTGGAGGTATACAAAAAATTGGAGGTTCTGTTGCAAATCTGGCCAAAACAGCCATTGCAGGAAACGGATCAAAAAGATATATCACGAGCATTTTCCTATATGTTCCAGACACATTAAATGTTAACTATAATTCAACTTATGACGATATCAGCATCACTGATTCATTAGGTAAAGCCTACTTTATTGCGCAGGCTGGTGCATCTTTGACGGACTTTGCTTTAGAAGGTTTGCGAGGAGGTTCGGCTTCAAACCTTGGAAATAAAATTTTAACCGATCCTGCATTAAGATATATGGGATTGAATGCATTAGGAAATAAAGTCGGAATGTCAAATTTAGGTGATTTGGCATTACAAGGAGTGAATAAAGCTATAAACCCTCAACTTCAGGTAATGTTTAGAGGTGTTGGATTTAGAACATTTCAGTTCGATTTTCTTTTAACACCGTATAACAAAAAAGAAGCAGACGATATTAAAAAAATAATACATCTTTTTAAGTTTCATTCTGCACCTAGAATCTCAAAGGGGAACCAATATACAGGTCCCGAAAATGAAGCTGGTTATGGTATTGAAGGGCTTAATGGGGGATTCATACCAAACTCTCTAGGATCACCTTTTTTTGAAGTTCCTGAAACTTTTGAAATTGACTTTATGTACAAGGGAGCAAGAAATCCTAATGTAAATAGAATAGCCGAGTCTGTTCTAACTTCAGTGAACGTTGATTATGCACCAACAGGTTGGGCAACACATAATGAAGGTGCACCGGTTCAAACTAGACTAACATTGCAGTTTCAAGAAATACAAATCATCGATAAATCAAAAATTGTTGAAGGCTTCTAATGTTTTACTTCAATACACTACCAAAAATAATAACGCCAGATGAAAATGGTAATTCAATATTACTTACAAATTTGGTAACGAGAGCCAGATTAATTGAACAATTACAAAACAATCCAATGCTGTTTTACGAGTATGCGATTCAGGACGGTGATACTCCTGAAATAGTTGCAGAAAAATATTATGGCGACCCGTTTCGTTATTGGATTATTTTACTTTCAAATGAAATTTTTGACCCATTATGGGACTGGCCTCTGTCAGATCAAATGTTTTTACAATACATTGATACAAAATATGCAACAGAAGCGGAAGATGCAGGGCAAACTCCTTTTGAATATACAAATACAACAATTTACAAATATGAAAAAATAATCACTACAACAAACTCAGTATCAGGTGATGAAAAAGTAGTAAAAGTATCTATCACACAAACACAGTACAATGCTCTTTCACCATCTTCAACAACATTCAGTCTTCCCGATGGCACTTGTACAATAGATATCACAAAAGAACAAATTACTATTTTTGATTATGAATCCGATTTAAATCAGAGCAGAAGACAAATAAAAATACTAAACAATTCTTATGTTGATCAAATGGAAAGAGTATTTAAAGATGTTATGGAGTCTTAATTAGATGGCAAGTAATCAGATTGCAGAAAATCCTATTCCACAATCAGTTGGCACTGGTGTTTTAAATCCAGATCAATTTATTCTGGAAGAATTACTTCTGTATACTGCAAATGATGTGACTGATATTAAAAATATGATGGTTGAGTTGTCTTATTATGAAGATATTATTAATGGTTTTTGTAGTGGTAGCGTTTTAATAAAAGATGCCATTAAGATGATACCAAACTTAGGCATGTCAGGGTTTGAGTACATCAAAGTAAATTTTAGAAAAACACAAAGAAATTCAAGTAAATTTGTTTCTGTTAACAAATATTTTAGAATATACAGAGTAAGTGAAAGAGGCATTGTTAATTATGATACGGAACTATACACACTAAATTTTTGCACAGAAGAATTTTTCTTATCACAACAATTAAAAGTAAGTAAATCATATCCTGGTAAAAAAATTAGTGACATTGTTACTGATATACTCTATAATGAATTACAAATAAAGTCAGAATATATTAGAGTGCAGGAAACAAATGGGCTTTACGATTTTGTGATACCATATAAAAATCCATATGAAGCAATTAAATGGCTGTCAAATTATGCTAGACCCATTGGAAAAGAGGGTGCTGATTTTCTCTTTTATGAAAATTCTGACGGCGTAAATTTTTTCTCCCTGCAAACAATTTTTAAGCAACAATCGTACAATAAATTTTCATACATTCCAAGAAATATAGGCACAGATTATCCTGAAATACAAAGAAATATAACAGGTATAAAATCGTATGTATTTTTAGACACCTTTGATTCTTTATACGGTGTAACGAAAGGTGTTTTTGCAAATAAATTAATTTCTGTTGATCCTCTGACAGGAACCTGGAGACAAACAGATTTCAATTTGAATGAATATTTAAAAAAATCTGAAAACTTGAATAGTTATTCAATCGCACCTCAAATAAAAAATAGAAAACGCAAACCTGTATATGAAGAATATTCATCTGTTTTGAAAATTGCTACTGGTAACTCAAGACAAAAATTTGCACAAGGGATAAATCCATCTTCAGTTGCTAACGACATATACATTGAAGAATATTTACCAAAAAGAACAGCACAATTACCACTTTCACATTATTCTAGAATTAAATTATCACTTGCTGGTGATCCTAATATAACTGTTGGAATGATTATCGAAGTTTTTTTACCATCAACTGAAAGAGATGGTTTAACAAAAGGTGTGCTTGATGAATACAATTCTGGAAAATATATGGTTTCGGCTGTGCGTCACATTTTAGATAGCAATCAAAAATATGAAACTGTGGTTGAAGTTGTAAAAGACACATACAACAAAACAGTTAATAATTACAGAACATATAAACAATTAGAAGATGCTATCAGAGGCTAAGGTATGAATACAGAAAATTTTGAAAATGTAATGGGGCATGATAATTTTGTTTGGTGGATCGGTGTAATTGAAGATCGATTTGATGACCAATTGACTGGTGGCATGAGATATAGGGTGAGAATTTTTAATGCACACACTCCTGATCTGAATAAAGTACCCACTAAAGATTTACCTTGGGCAATACCACTTTGTTCACCGAATGGTTCTTTCAGTACCTCGGCTGCAAGAGAGGGAGATTGGGCATTTGGATTTTATACTGACGGCATGTCAAAACAAGCTCCAGTTGTGATTGGAATATTTCCTAGAATTGTACAACCACAAAACACATCAAATGGTGGCGCTTTTACAGACCAAGCAAAATTATATAACTCTAACATAACAGAAGATCAAGTAAAGAACACAACACCCGTAAGCCCAAGTTTTGCTCCTGCTACAAATCCAAGAAGAATTGGTTTTTCAACGATACCAGCATTAAGTTACACATATACTGGCACAATGGTAGAATATTCCGATAATACTAGAGCACATGTGTGTGATATAACAAATGAAATTAGACTTAGCGCAGCTATTGAGTTTATTAAAAATTTGCAGATATTCACAACAATTAGAACTGCTCTAGAGAGTGCATCTACCGCGGCCGCTGCAAGCCCGATAGCCACGCAAATATTGTCTGCAATAAAATGTTTAAGAGAATACTTAAAAACAATTAGAGAAATTATTAAAATTGTTAACGTGGTTATAAACGAGATAATAGGTGTATTAAGAATTATACGAGCAATGATAGCATGGATTTTAAGTTTGCCTGCGAGATTAAAAGCTTTATTGCAAGCATGTTTGGCTGAATTGTATGGAGCAATAGCATCAGCTATCGGTTCAGCAGCCGGTGGTGTATCACAAACGCAAATTGCTCAACAAGCTATAGGGTTGTATCAAGATACCATTACAACAATAGGTGATGCTGTAAATGTCATTGCTGCATCAGAGACAGCAATAAATGAAACAACATCATTAGTAGATCCCAAATCATACGGAAGACCTTAATTATGACATCCATTAGAAAACAAGAAGAAGATTATTTAAAAACGAATCCAAAACCAGAGCCAGATTTTTCTTGGACAGAACCAGCTTCAGATTGGGACTCAAAACCACCTCTAAACAAAGTTATCGGTTCGGAATCTGGGCATTCAATAGAATTGGATGACACTCCTGGTGCAGAAAGAGTTCGAATTCAACACCGAACCGGTTCATTTACAGAAATACAATCAAATGGGCAAGAAATACACAAAATAGTTGGTGATAGTTATGAAATAATTGCTGGAGACAATAATGTTCTGATTAAAGGAGTTTGCAATATTACAGTAGAGGGAACTTCTATTTTACATGTCAAAGGTGATGCGTATGCTCAAATAGATGGCAAATCTTGGATAAAAAACAAAGGTGACGTTGAAGTCAGCGCAGAAAAAAATGTAGATGTTCGATGCGGAGGTGATATTAATTTATTTGCAGGAGCTATTGATGGTGGAGTTAATATATACTCTCCTGTTGCAGTAAATATTAATAGTGATTTAAATGTTTCTGGCACTATAACTGCAAAACAATCGATTTCTTCGGTGCAAAATGTCACAGCAGGAATGAAATTATTTTCAAATCTTGGAGTTGAAACATTGGGACCAATAACCTCTGCGATCAGTGTTTGGTCACCGCTTACTTCTGGGCTTATAGTTACAGATGTGAGAGGATCAATGGAATTGATAAGAATGATGTACAATATGCATGTGCATCCAAGAACTGGAACACCTATACCATTAATGTGAGGCAAAAATGTCTGGAATATTTGCAAAACTCGGCTTTAATTTTGACACCAATAGATTCGGTGACGGGCAATATTTAAGCCCGCCAGCAAAAGCATATTTAAATGCAGCACCAATACAACTAAGCTCATGGCAACAATCAGACATTGCAAATGGTAATGTTCAAACAACTAATTATTTCAAAAATCCTTTGGCAAATGATTTAATTATTTTAACAAATACTACGAATTCTATAATAAATTTTGCAAACACAAAACCATTTGATTTTTCTAATGGTAGTAATTCAACTCTGAAATATTCGTCGAGTGTGTTGGAAACTGAACTAAAAGCATTTAAAAGTCATACTGACAACGTTTCAGGCGTCACACTTTTAACGTCAAATACTGATACTATTCCTAGTTTCGATAATGCATCATCAATTGGTAATTTTTTACTTAGAATCGTCAGCGCAACTGATAATATTCAAAATACCACACCTCTTCTAGGAAGTATGACAAGTTTATTTGTTGGTCCTGAAATAAATGCAAATGTTATTGTGGTTAATAGTGCCAATACGCTTCTAAATAATTCGGTGGCACCAAATGGAAATTGCTATCTGAGCGAAACACAAATTTTAACTATTAGCAACTCAATTAATGTTTTGAGCACATTTATAGCATATAGGAGAGTGTCCGATTGGAATTTCTTTGCTAATGCTACAAATATTGTGTTGGATACGATGAAAGTCAGTTCATTTAATAATCTTGGAAACACTCAATTGTATCTAATTAATAATTTAGTAGGTACGGACACATTAAAGAACAACCTTGCAAACACATCAAATACAACAATTTAAGGAATTTCGAAAATCCTCGTTCCGGCCCAAAAATTTTTTGCGCTGGTCTGCGAGTTCCGAAAAGTCATTTTACTCCTACGATAAATAATAAAAATGGCACAGACACTTAAAAGAAGATACTCGGACATAGACTTCGCGTTCAGAAGAACGCCTGGTAAGAATGATATTGCTTTGAGTTATGATGAAATGGCTGTCATTAGGGCTGTCAGGTACCTCCTGTTAACGAAAAAATATGAGAGACCCTTTCAGTCAAATATTGGTTCTAGACTTGAGCAAATGCTTTTTGAACCTATTTCTTTCACTACTGCATCGACAATAAAAACGGAGATAGAGACTACGATTAGAACATATGAACCTAGGGTTACTCTAGCTCAGGTCACCGTGGTTGAAAACATTGATAATAACGCATATAGTGTCAGTTTGCTTTTTTACATAGGTAATAATGTAGAACCGACTCAGATAAATTTAATTCTTGAGAGGACAAGATAATGGCATCTGCCAACTCAGGTTTACAAATAACCAATCTAGATTTTGGTGCAATCAAAACAAGTTTAAAATCTTTTTTAAAGCAACAGAACACTCTTCAAGATTACGATTTTGACTCATCTGCGCTTTCAATTCTAATAGATTTACTTGCATATAATACACAATATAATGCATATTATTTGAATATGGTTGCAAATGAGATGTTTTTAGACTCAGCAGTTCAAAGAAATTCAGTAGTTTCTTTGTCAAAATTGTTGAACTACACTCCAACTTCTGCTGTCGCACCAAAAGCCGTAGTAAAATTAACTGTTAATGAAGTAAATACAGGCTCGTTAACTTTACCAAAATTTACAACATTTATATCAGATTCAGTCGATGGTGTAAACTATAATTTTCTAACAAAAGACGCCATGACGGTGAATGTTGTATCAAATAAAGCTGAATATGATGATTTGGAAATCTATCAAGGTGTTTCGGCTTCTTATAGTTATACCTATGATGCGTCTTCAAACCCTCAACAAATATTCGAAATACCAGATACAAATATAGACACAAGCACATTGACTGTATCTGTGCAAGTTTCATCATCAAATGTATATTCAACAACATATAATTTAGCAACAGATTATTTTAAATTAACACCAACGAGTGAAGTTTTCTTCTTGCAAGAAGGTATGAATGGCAATTATCAAATATACTTTGGTGATAATGTACTAGGCAAAAAATTAAACAATAATAATATCGTAAATATTACTTACATAACAACTGATGGAACATCATCAGTAGGTGCAAATAATTTTACAGTTACAATGAGTATAGGTGGATTTTCAAATACTGTTGTCACACCTATAACAGCGGCGTACAACGGGGCAGAAAGAGAAACGATAGAATCAATTAAATATTCTGCACCAAAAGCATATGCTGCACAAGGTAGAGCAGTTACAAAAGAAGATTACATTTATTTAATTCAAAACAATACAAATTCAATACCAATCGATTCAGTATCAGTATGGGGTGGCGAAGAGAATGATCCTCCTGTTTATGGGCAAATATTCTGCGCAGTAAAACCATCAGGTGCATTTACATTAACACCTACTCAAAAAGAAAGATTGATTGCAGAGGTTATCAAACCAATTAGTGTCTTAACAGTTACACCCACAATAGTTGATCCCGATTACAACTATCTACTTTTAAACACTACTGTACTATACGATCCAAGAAAAACAACACTCTCGGCGGGACAAGTAAAAGATCAAGTCATAGCAACAATCAAACAGTTTGGTACTGATACTTTAAATACATTTAATTCTACTTTTAAATTGCCAGAGTTAATTTCAAGAATACAGGCAACGAATCTAGCGATTGTAACCAATGAAACAACTGTAAGAGTACAGAAAAAAATATATCCTTCTTTGACCAGCGCGACAACTTATTATCTAAATTTTGATACTAAGTTAAAGAAAAATTATTTCAATGCAGGCATCACTTCATATCCAGGAATAACGGTTCGTGATGTTTCATCTAATAGTTTACAAAGATCAAATGTTTTCTTTGAAGAAGTGCCAACATTAACTGGCGGCATAGCATCAATAAGCATTGTTAATCAAGGATTCGGTTATACAAAAACACCTAAAGTTACGATAGTTGGTGACGGAAAAGGTGCAACAGCATATGCAGTTCTTGCAGGCACAAGAGTCATTAGCATTGTTGTAACCAATCCCGGCGGTAATTATACAGAAGCAATAGTCAACATTACACCGGCTGAAGGTGATACGATAGGCGGTTTTGCTTCGGCTATAGCAGAGTTGGATGGCAAAATAGGTACTCTTAGAACATATTATTATGATGTTAATAATCTGAAAGTTATTTTGAATTCTAATGCTGGAACTGTAGATTATGACAAAGGATTAATAGTATTAAATAACTTTGCTCCAATAGAAATAGATGATCCTCTTGGGCAATTCACAATATCAGCAGTTCCGGATTCGACAATCATATCATCGACATACAATAAAATTGTTTCTCTTGATGAGTTTGATGTGAATTCAATTTCTGTAACAGTTAACTCGACAACACGATAATGACTACTGATTTTGCAAAAAAAACTTCTATAAAGGTAGCTAATCAACTACCTGAATTCATTAGAAGTGAAACAGATTATCAAACGTTCGTTTCTTTCATTCAAGCATACTATGAATGGATGGAACAGTACAATATTGGTAGTGGAAAAGAGGGTGCAATAAGAGGTTCACAAAGCCTTTTAAACTATAAAGATATAGACTTTATAAATCCTGGTGAAACATACAATAAGTTTATTGATTATTTTGTCAACGATTTTTTGCCTAATTTTCCAAAAGATGCGCTGGCCGACAAAGCAAAACTGGTAAAAATAGCAAGAGAACTCTATAATAAAAAGGGCACACCAGCTTCATATCAATTTTTATTCAGAGCATTATATAATTCCGACTCTGAATTATTTCTGACTAGAGAATCTGTTTTTAGAGCATCAGATGGTAAATGGTATGTTTCAAGAAGTTTACGCCTAGCAACAAACGATGAACAATGGTTATCAACGGATAATCTAAGAATATTTGGTGACACATCAAAATCAATTGCAACAATTGAAAGAGCTATTGCAGTTGGTAGCAGAATAGAACTTTACATATCAAACATTCAAAGGCTATTTCAGTCAGGTGAAAACGTAACAGTAGTTGATAACAATAATAGAACTCTTTACTTTAAAGACAGCGAAATAGTACCAGAAGGTACAGTCGGTTCAACCGCTTTAACAGCTAAAATTTTAGGAACAATTTCTTCAGTCAATATAAATCCACAAAAACGAGGGCAACTTTACAGAACAGGTGACCCAGTAGTTTTCTATGGTGGATTAAATTCTGAAAACGGAATAGGTGCAGTTGCAACGGTTGGCGAAGTCACATCTGGATCAATAAGAGCCGTCAATGTGATAGATGGTGGTTATGGATACAGAGCAGATCCAAACACCTTTATTAGATTTATTGGAGGCGGTGGCTCAGGTGCGATAGCAAATGTGACAACTTTAGATCCTGCTGGGCTTGTAGATGCATCTTTCATACCTAGAGATTGGTTAGGAAATTATATTCGTTCAACAAGAATAGGTGGAACTTCTGTTGTTCAATTAGTTATTAATGACTATTTTGCAAATGCTACTATAATTACAGGAAATGCCGTCAGCACAACAGGTGTCACAACAGGTGATGTTATTGATATAATAGGTGCAAATACAAAATTAAATTTAAATGGTTCATATACCGTAACAGTGGCAAATTCAAATTATTTCTTCATTACTAATTTGAATAGTACCCCATCTGGAACTTGGAGAGGAATATCAAACACAGGTATAACTTCAAAAGGAACTTTAACAAGTTATGCTTTTTTACCAGCGAATACGTCTGCAACAATAACGGCCAATTTAGCAAATTCACTTTCTTTTGTGAGTCTTCAAACATATCCAATTGATACAATAGAAGTTAATAATGGTGGCGGAGGCTACACTTCACTACCTACAGTTGATGCGCTATCGTTATATGATACTTTAGATCCCGGTGGCCAAGTAAAAGGTTTTATTGGAAACTTAGGCATTTTAGGTCCAATAGAAATAGATAAACCAGGCACAGGTTATGCTAACGGTGATATGATAGTTTTTTCTGGTGGACTTGGTGTCGGAGCGAATGCAAATGTTACTGTGAACGCAACAGGATCCATAACGACAGTCCAATATTGGTTTCAAAATTCTAGTTCGCAACTGATAACTTATCCTAAAGGTGGTTTAGGTTACACAAAAAATAAATTACCAACACTCACAATACTAAAATCAGATGGTACACCATCTGGTGGAAATGGTGCAGAACTTTCCGTTTCCGGTATTTTAGGTGATAGTGCTGTACTAGAAGGTATACCAGATGAAAGGGGTATAGGAGCTATTACATCTTTCAACATTGAAAATTTCGGTGAAGATTACATTAGCGCACCATCTGTGTCGCTTCGTGTACGTGACTTGATTGTGAAAAATGTGTCACTAAATGACTTAGTACAAACAAATGAAATCGTGTATCAAGGTACATCATTACCAACGGCAGTTTTTAAAGCAAACATTGCTTCTATAAACTTGCTTGAATCGGATGCAAATCCCTTAGATTCAAAATATACATTGAGAGTTTATAACTATACATCAAATACAAAAACCGATTTGCAACTAAAAGTAACTGATAGAGTTAACGGAGGACCGAATCTTTACTTCGATCTTGTAACAAGTTACGATACCTTTGATGTTTCGGGAGCACAAATATTTAAGAGTGGCATAAGAACATATGGTAATGGTGCTGCAATAGCTACAGCTAAGTTCTTGAACGGACTGATTGTCGGGCAAGGGCAATATTTAAATGACGATGGTTTCCCAAGTTCTTTCCAAGTTCTAGAAGATGAAGATTATAATAGTTTTTCTTATCAACTAATTGTAGAAAAATCTTTCAGTGCATACAAAGAAGTTTTGTATAGTCTGCTACATCCATCGGGAACAAAAGTTATACCAATTAATTTGTTGAAAGCCAATGGTGACATTGTAACAACAGAAGAAACTCACTATTCAAATACTCATACATTATACTATTATACATCGAATGCTGGCTCAACAACCAAAATGTATGCCACATTTAATAACCCAAGTAATAATATCATACTTTTTCAAAATGTTTCGGGTGCAAACATAGAACAAATACTTGTTCCGGGAACTATAATATCGTTGACCTCGGAAAAAGGTCCCAATGTTTTGTCTGAAGTAATTACCGCAGAAAACGATACAAATAGTTTTGTTGTTATAAAGGACAATGTGTTCTTATCATTTGCGAACGTTGCAACAGCTAACGTACTAACTTCAAACAATAGAATAAATATTAGAACAATCACGAATGAATATGATCTCATTAATAATGGAGAATATAGTAATAGTCAGAATAAACTATTAGATATAGCTTTCGTTGGAGATAATGTAAGAGTTGTCAGTGGTTCTAGTGAATTTTTTGGGCATATCACATATGTTAGCTATGCAAACGGAGTTATTTTTGCAAATACTACAATACCTTTCTCATCGAATACGGCTAATGTTTCAATAAGAAGAAATATGGTTGCTACAGCACAGGACACGTTAATCTACAATTACCTTGGGCAGAGATTCGACTCTGAATTAGTAACACAAAGCGGGCAAACACTTATTACGCAGAGTGGTGCCACTCTCATCATAGGATAAAAAATGTCAACAGTTAAATTAACAGCTTTACCACAAATTACAACTCTTGATGTAAATGAAAGTAATACTATTTTCGTTGTCGTTGATACCGATTCGGACACTACGGCAAAAATAACGTTGTCTACACTTTATTCCAATGTAAATTCTTATTTGACTTCAAATGCAGCTTCAGCAAATGCTGTAATCAATAGTAGAATTAGTGCCAATGTTGCAACATTACGTGGTGAGATCACTGCTAATGCCGATTCCGCTAACTCGGTTATCAATACAAACATTTCGGCTAATGTTGCGACATTACGTGGTGAGATTACCGCCAATGCAGCTTCAGCCAATTCGGTTATCAATACAAACATTTCGGCTAATGTTGCAACATTACGTGGTGAGATCACTGCTAACGCTGATTCCGCTAACTCGGTTATCAATACTAGAGTTAGTGCGAACGCTGCGAGCACAAATGCATTTGCAAATCTTGCATTCACAAAAGCTAATAATGCGATAGCAAATACTAATGGTGTATATACAGCAGGGGATTTTCACATTTCAGGTGATGGTTTTGTAAACGGCACATTCACATTAGCCAATTCAAATTTTGGTGCAACAGAATCGGCAATGACAATCACTGCAACAGGAACAGTTCAAACTGTTTCTCAAGCAGGAACAATGTTACATATTACTGGAAAAGCAAACACTCCTTCAAGGATTATTTTTGATTCTTTTAGCACAGACGGTTCAGCATATGCCGTAGTTGCTGGGCGAACTGCACGTGGAACAGTAACATCACCGACAGCAACACAGAATAATGATATTCTAATGCGTCTTGCAGGTAACGGTTGGGGTACAACAGGATTTGCACCTCTTGGTGTTGCGCGTATTGATATTGTTGCATCAGAAAATTACACTGATTCAGCTCGTGGATCGAGAATTCTATTTTATAATATAGTAAATGGTTCAAACACTGTACAAGAGATAGCATCCTTCAATGCGGATTCAGTACGATTCGATGGTACTGTTCAACCCAATAAAGGTTTCATTTATGTTCCAACAATTTTAGAGGGATCGCAAACTGCATTTACGATTAATTTTTCGACAACATCATTAATCAAATGTAATATTGCAGCAGATTGCGCGATAACTCTTTCCAATTATGTACATGGTAAAGTTGTAGAAGTTTGGATTACAAATACCTCTGGCTCAAATAGAACAGTTACACATGGTTGTTCAGCAGTTAATTCTACGGTAAATTCTACGACTGTTACGATACCTTCAACAAGTTCAGCTTACTTACGTTACTTTAGTATTGATGGTGATAATGCAAACACTTTCGTTTCTATCCTAAGTGCTTAATAGGAAATAAAAATGACACAGCTTCTAACAATATACAATGGGCGTTTCAATACAGGCATGGTTTATTATGCACCAACTGCAACAATACCAGTTACAGGAGATGTTGTAGGTTCAATTTATTGTTTTTTATCAAGAGTACAACCCTGGAGTAACGAGGCGTCACCTCCCGTACCCACACAAGATCAAAAGTATTTGAAGACTGTTTTCAAAAATATGTTTGCAGCAAAACGTATTAGCACTAATGAGATATCTCTGGTGATTGAAAGAATCGATTGGATCACCAATACAGTTTATGCATATTATCAAGATGACACCAATATGTTTGCTCTTGATAATAACGGCTTTCTAGTAAAAAGATTCTATGTAAAAAACAGATTCGACCAAGTTTTCAAATGCCTCTGGAACAATGATGGTGGGCTATCAACTGTAGAACCATACTTTCAGCCTGGAACTTTTAATGCAAATCAGATATTCCAAGGTGCAGACGATTACAAATGGAAGTATATGTACACGATTACATCAGGAAGTAAAATCAAATTTATGGATGATGAGTGGATGCCTGTTCCAATAGGTTCTAACATACCAAATCCAGTTGAAACTTTTCCTGGTTCAGGCAGCATCGATGTAATCAATGTGACAAGTAGCGGATCAGGATATGATCCAACTAATGCCGCCGTTACAATTACTGTAACAGGTGACGGAAGATTTGCTGTTGCTAACGCAGTGTTTTCAGGTAATACTTTAGTTGATATTTCAGTAGCAAATACTGGATCAAATTACACTTATGCAAATGTTGTGATCAGTTCAACATCAGGTTCGGGAGCAACGGCTGTGGCATACACTTCACCACCAGGTGGGCATGGTTATGATCCCGCCTCAGAACTAGGTGCTAGAAATGTAATGGTTACGGCTACTTTCAATAAAGATGAATCAGGAAAACTACCCACTGATGTTGACTTTAGACAAATAGGCGTACTAGTAAATCCTTTTGCATATTATGGAACAGTAGTTGATGTGGCAAATGGGCAATTTTATGATGTATCTACTAATTTTACCATGTCTCAAGGATTCGGTGACTATGTTCCAGATGAAATTGTTTATCAATCACCAAACGGTATATTCGAAAGCGCAACATTTACTGCTACAGTTTTAAGTTTTAATGGTACAACAAATAATTTAAAGCTACTAAATACATTTGGAACGGCAAACAATAATGCCATTTTGTATGGGCAAACATCACAAACTGCTAGAGTAGTTTTACAACAAAACCCTTCAGACTTTATACAATTTTCTGGTTATCTAACATATCTGGAAAATAAAGAGCCGATACAAAGAAACGCAGACGGCTCAGAACTTTTTAAGTTAGTTTTAGGATATTAAAGGACAAAAATGCTTAATTTTAACGTTGATCCTTATTACGACGATTTCGATCCAAACAAGAATTATCATAGAATTCTTTTTAGGCCTGGAAGAGCCGTTCAAGCCAGAGAATTAACACAGTCACAAACTATTCTCCAGGATCAAATAACTAAATTTGCGAATCATATTTTTAAGCAAAATACTCCTGTCACTGGCGGGCAAGTTACAATCAATAATCAATCCATTTATATTAAGTTAAATAATACTTTTAACGATAACGATGTTGTAGCTTCAGAATTTTTAAATCAAGTTATTACAGACTCCACTGGCACAATTTTTGCAAAAGTTGTTGCTGTTGAAGAATCTACCTCAGCCGATCCGCCAACTTTATATGTAACATATCTTTCTGGGCGTCAATTCTCTGCATCAGATGTAATTATTACCACAGCATCTTCTGTCAGCGCGCAAATTGCCCCATCAAACTTTACAGGATTTGCTACGACCGCATCAATAGCCGAAGGTGTATTCTATGTTGTTAATGGTTATACATTTTCAGATGTACAAAATGAAGACGGAACATTTTCAAAATATTCAATAGGCAATTTTGTTTCGGTTCAACCTCAAACGATAGTTGTACAAAAATATTCAAACACTCCAACAAAAAGAATTGGTCTAGATATTTCAGAATATATTTCTGATTATATTACAGATTCATCATTACTAGATCCTGCTGTTGGTGCAACAAATTATCAAGCACCAGGTGCAGATCGTTATACTATTAAGTTAACACTGATCACAAAAGAAATAACTGATTCAACAGACAGTAATTTTATTGAGCTTGTAAGAGTTTCAAATGGTATAACTCAAAGACTGGTCAATGGCACAGTATATGCTACGATTGACGATTACTTCGCAAAAAGAACCTATGACACGAACGGTGACTTCATTGTAAACGATTTCAAATTGGTGCCAAAAGCCAACACTAGCAATAGTCAAACATATCAAGTACAAGTTGGAACAGGCGTCGCATATGTAAAAGGCTATAGAGTTGAATCATACTTAGATACTGTTCTTGAAACCACAAGAGCAAGGACAACTGAGACTTTAAACAATGCAAGAATTACAACTGATTATGGCAACTATGTCTATGTTAACAACATAGATGGTGTTTTTGATGTTACTAAAGTTATCTCAGTAGATTTTCATTCGATTAATGTGAATTCTTCCATCGTAACGACAAATACAACAACTTATAATTCAACAAAAGTTGGTTCAGCATTGCTTCGAGGATTGGAATTTGAAAGTGCATCATCTGATTCGAACACACAAACATATATTTACAAATCTTATCTGTCAGAAATTCAGACGAGCACTCTTAGCACAAACGCAGCATCAGCTACAGTTTCCACCATAACACTTTTTGATCAGAATGGAAAGTTTTCTTCGGTCGCAAATGCTTATTATGGTTCTACAATTACAATCGATTCTGGACCATCAGCAGGCGACTCTCGCAAAATTGTAGCATATAATGGTGGATCTAAAACACTCACAGTCGATAGACCATTTACCATATTGCCAACAGCAGCATCAAATTTAACTTTTAGATTTGCAGTAAGTGATTTTGATCTGATGGTTGCACCTACAACAAGTGGATATGCGGTAGAATCTTCAGCCGGTATTGATCCCTCTAGTAAAACAGATGGTATAATTTCAGGCGTTTCAAATTTTCCAACTGTTCTAACCAATCCAACAACACCGGAACTTATATTCCCCGTTGGTTTTAATTATGTAAGCAATTTAGACGATGAAAGTTATAACTCATGGAAAATGTCTCGTAATGTTTCTTTCTCTGGTGGGCAGGCACAGTTTCAGTTAACTGGAGATATAACATTTTCTGGTACAGTGGGAACTCAAAGTGCCACGGATGCAAAAAATAATTGGCTTGTTGTTGTGACCGCAGCAGGTGGTAGCTTTAGTGTAGGGGACGTTGTTAGTTTTACAAGTACAAATACAATATCTCTCGACAGCGCAAAAAAAATTGCAACACTTACAGCAGGAGGCACAACATTTAGTGGAACTATCTTAGCAAGAACGGTTATCAACGATGCTGGAACAACAGGTGTTGCATTAAAAATTAAAAACTTATATGAAGCAAATACCGCCAATGTGAACTTGTCAGGCACAAATGTTGGTGGTGTAAGAGTAGATTTGGATGATGCACAAGTTTATATTCCAAATGCAAACATTGTTACACCAGGAACTAAACAATCTCTTTATATTTCGGATGTTAAACGAATAGTTAAGATAATTGATACAGGTAGCCCTTCAGTAACACCAATCGATTCAATGTTAACAAATAGCGCATATGATGTAACTAATAATTATTTGTTTGATAATGGGCAAAATGATGCTTATTATGGGCATGCTTCTATTACTTTGAAGGGAGGTGCACCGAAACCTGGTGGCAACCTTCTAGTTTTAGTTGATTATTATGAGCATGCTGGTGGTGACGGTTACTTTAGTATAAATTCTTATTTGGGTGCAGGAGATGGAGGTAGTTCAACACGCCCAGAAAATTATTCAGAAATAGGAAGCTATACAAGTAAAGCCGGTATCACTTACAATCTAAGAGACTGTATAGATTTTAGGCTTACTGCAAAAAATGCTCAAGCAGCATTAGAATTTAGATATTCGACAGCGGTAACTGGAACAGGTGGTGCATTAATTCCAGTTGATGGTGATGATTTTGTTACAGACTACTCACATTATCTTGGAAGAAATGATATTCTCGTTCTCACTAAAGATAACGTGTTTAAATTAATAACAGGAAAGCCATCAAATATTCCTTCATTTCCTTTACAACCCGATGGCAGTTTGTTACTAGCACAACTAACACTAGACCCATACACATCTTATTTACCAGGTGAAGTTATTGGGCAATTACCGAATTTATCTTTGGTAAAAATTCAACATCGCCGCTGGAGAATGCAGGACATATCTGATTTACAAACTAGAGTTAACAATATAGAGTATTTCACCTCTTTAAGTTTACTTGAAAAACAAGCAGCAGAACTACAAGTTCCTGATGCTAATGGTTTAAACAGATTTAAAAATGGAATTCTTGTCGATAATTTCACAGGATTTACAACAGCATTTACCAATAATGAAGATTATAATGCAAAGATAAACAAACGATTGACAACAATGAGTGCAACGGAGTGGATGTTAAATGTGCCCCTTGTACCTAAAGACATTTTAAATTCACTTGGCAATTTATCAACAACCGCACAAAGCAATTTAAGTTATAGATACCATAGTAAAACTGGTGGTGCTTCTTCTATCTTCACACTACCGTATACTACTGCAAATCTAGTTGTACAAAAACTTGCAAGTAGCACAGTGAGTTTGAATCCTTTTGCAGTAGCAATTAGTGAAGGTGTTTTAAATATTAATCCTCCAATGGATATGTGGGTGGATGCTGGAAGATTACCCGATATCGTAGCTGTTATACCAAATGCTACTCTCTATAGAGAAACTAAAACTTTAAATACACTATCAGCATCAGATTGGGGAGGAGTGGCTGGAACAACATATAGTGCAAGTTTATCTTCAGGTCGAACAGTTACCGTTAACACTTATCAGGATCAACAAAGAAATGTAATTACAGGAAACTATGAAAAAGCAGATTCTATTACTGGTAATTTCATTACTGATGTTTCTATACAGCCTTACATAAGATCACAAAATTTAATTCTCCGTGGCAAGGGTATGAAAATCAATACCCCTGTTTCTGTTTATTTTGACGGTGAAAAGGTTGATCAATACATGATTCAACCCAACATTATTAATTTAACGAATGTAAATGGAACTTTTGAAGAAGGTGATGTGATTGGTTATTTCAGTTCAGGTACATTTTACCCAACCGGTCGTGTTGTTAGTGTGACTAAAACTTCATCGACGGGAGTTAGGTTATATATTTCTTCTGATAAAACAACAACATCTTATAGCACCACCAACATAATTCAGAATGCAAGATTTGACCAGAATGGCACTTACTCTGGAAACACGGCGTTTGGTAGTTATACAAGTGCAGCATCACAGTTGATTTCTTTAAGTGGCAGTGTTCAAGGCTCAAGTGGTGGTTCAACAACAAATTTCAATGGCGGTGGGCAATATAGAACGGGTGCAACTGCAATTACATTACAGTCTACTGCATCATCAATTGATGATTTTTATAATGGTGCTACAATTAAGATTACAACCACAAATCAAAAAAGTACAGTCACCGGAGGCGGCGCTAGACAAGTTGATGTGTGCGATGAATTCGGATGCTGGTGGTATACTGTATATGATGCTGAGGTCACAAAGTACGAATTATTCACTCAAACATACACTGCAACTATTTCCGATTACAACGGAACCACCAAGGTTGCAACTCTTGCCACACCAGTAAACATATCAACAGGAATTAATAATAGAACAAGTGTGGAATCTAATTATTCTATTACTGGTACACAATATCTAGTGACACAAGCCTTCACACAATCTGCTCCACCTAGACTTTCGACTGACGAAAATGGTAATTTTGCAGGTATACTACAAATACCAAATGGGCAATTTAGAACGGGTGACAGAGTTGTTAGAATAGATAATAGAACAACTGATGATAATCCAGATACAGCAACAACATTCTCACAGGCTATTTTTACAGCATCTTCTCTTGCGACAAAAAGCCAAGCGTTGAATTTTGGTGGTACAATTCAAGCAGCAGCAAAGAGCACTGTATTTTCTTCTGTTGAACAGAGAAATAATATTCTCATTGATAGTTTTTCTTATATTGTAGATCCAATAGCACAAACATTTATTATTGATGAAGATACTTATCCTAATGGTGCATTTATAAAATCAATAAAAGTGTTCTTTAGAAATAAGCCATCACAGTCTTCAGCCGTTCCTGTTAGAATGTTCATTGTTGATACATTGAATGGATATCCAAGTGGGCAAGTTCTTGATAATTCTCTTGTAGTTAAGACAGTTCAAGAAATTAACACTTCTGAAACACCTCATTATTTAAACGCAAGCACTTATACTGAATTTGAATTTGAATCTCCAGTTTACATAAGATCAGGTAATCTTTACGCTTTTGTTCTTCAAACAACAAGCCCAGACTATGTTGTTTGGCTTGCGGCACAAAACGGTGAAGCTATACCCTCATCAGTCAAAGCATTACCAACTGATCCAAACCCAACATCAATCACAAAAATAGGTGGCTCTCCTTATGTCGGTGCACTTTTTGAATCACAAAATGGTATCACTTGGACTGCCGATCAAACGAAAAATCTAATGTTTACGGTTGAAAACTGTATCTTTAATATCGCATCACAACCAACAATACAATTTATTGTTCCAAAAAATATTCCTACCAGAAAAATGGTAGATACGGATTTAATTTATAATAGTGATGCAAACACTGTAATAGGTATTAATGGAATTTTTTATCCAAAAGATGTAAATTATGATGCTCTGAATGTAACTACTGTAGATTTTTCACCAACCGATACTAATATTTCTTATACGTATAGACCAGCCCTATCATCAACATATGCGGCAGACTCTACAAAAGTGATTGATCCAGGTAAATTTGCAACAACAATGATTGATCACATATATCTTGATGATGGAAAAGGATCTAGAGTATTAGATTCCAATTCAAATAATTCATTTGTTTTAACTGCAACATTGACTACAACAGATCAGTATGTTTCTCCTGTAATTTCGGATGACGGTGTTTCATTATACGTTATTCAAAATTATATTAATAACATGAGCATTGCAAATACTGATGTTACTGTTACAAGTGGTAATGTTGCGGACATAACTCCTGTTTATTCATCCACACCTCCAGCAGTTACAATTTCTGCTCCGACTGCTGCTGATGGAACACAAGCGTTTGCAACAGCTAATATTGTTTCGATAGGATCTGGAAATTATATTGTTGATAAGATAAATATAACAGCAGCAGGATCAGGTTATGTTACAACTCCAACAGTAACAATCGCAGCAAATACTGGTGGTTACAGAGCTACGGCAGTAGTTTCAGGAGAAACATCAGCAAAAGGTGGCAACGGTATTGCACGTTATGTAACAAAGAAAGTTGTATTGACACCGGAAAATGATTCTGGTGACTTGAGAGTGTATTATACAGCGTATAAGCCTGTCGGTTCTAAAATCCTGGTATACTACAAGTTGCTTAACAGAAATGATACACAAATTTTTGACGATCAAAATTGGCAATTAATGACTGAGATAAATGCGGGTTCAAATTCTTTCTCATTGAATCGTGATGATCTAAGAGAATATGTTTCGGCACCAGGCACAAATGGTACACCTGATAATTCAATAAGTTATACTAGCACCAGTGGTATTACATATAACAACTTCAGTCAATTTGCAATTAAAATTGTTCTTGCAACTTCAGATTCTACTAGAACTCCTGTTCTACACGATTTACGAGTGTTGGCTCTTCCTTCAGGTGCATAAAGAATGTATGTAAATGTTAAAGATGGAAATTATTTGCGTGACACAAACTCTATGGCATTGATCAATAATGATCAAAAAGCAAAACAGGAATATTATGAGAAAACCAGAATATTGAAGTCTCAAAAGGAAGAAATAAATAATCTTAGAAATGATTTAAGTTCTGTCAAAGAAGATGTAAAAGAATTAAAAAATCTAATCATACAATTATTAGGTAAAGAAACAAATGGCTAATCAAATTCCTCCGCTTGGGCTTTCGAATACTTTTGGTGACTGGATCGTTACGACAAACGCAGTTTTGCGTGAAACGAACGATCTTCAAGCTAATAATTATACAAAAGATTCCGGTTCACTTATCATACAATCTTCTGGAACGGGCTTACAAGTTGCTAATGATGCAATTGTACAAGGTTCATTTCAAGTTTCTGGTACGGGTTCTAGTGCAACAATACAAAACAATTTAACAGTTACACAGGGTTCAATTAGAGCTTCGAACACTACAGCTTTAGGTTTGAGAATTGATGGCGTTGCAAACATTGCAAACCTTCAAATTATTGGGTCGGGATTAGGTAATGATAATCAGGGTCCCGCACTCTACGTTGGAAACAATACAGTTTTGGTTGGAAACGTTGCACTGTCTAATACAATTACTGTTTCTGGTAATGCTAGAGTCTTAGGTGTTAATGCTAATTCTTACATTACTGCACCTAGTGTTTATGCAACAAGTATTTTTTCTGGTGCTATCACTGCCAATGCATCACTTTCTGCTGGTTCAGCTAATGTAGTAGGAACAATTAACGCACTTTCTATAACAGCAAACACTGTTTTGAACACTTCAATATTGTATACGGCAAGTAATGCTTATGTAATGTCATTGAATTCTAATAGTTACATTACAACAACAGAAGCACATTCTGCTAGACTACAAGCAGGCAACATCGTCGCTAATACGGAATTCATTGGTGGAACTATCACTGCAAATACAACCGCAAATGCGGCAACTGTGACAGCATCAGGTGGAGTATACGGTGCTAGATTGCAAGCAGGTGTTATTGTTGCTAATACTACTCTAATTAGTGGTACAATTACTGCAAATACCGGATTAAATGTTGGTTCTGCTAATATTTCTGGAACTGTGAATGCACAGTCAATAACATCGAATACTCTTGTTAATACTGCATTACTGTACACATCAAGTAATGCTTATGTAATGTCATTGAATTCTAATAGTTACATTACAACAACAGAAGCACATTCTGCTAGACTACAAGCAGGCAACATCGTCGCTAATACAGGTCTGGTTGGTGGT